GAGGGGTTAGGGGGAGGAAACTCCTCCTTAACACACAAGGAGATCGAATGAAGTTTTCAACAACTTTATTAATTGTTTTAGCAACAATGTGTTTACCACTATTTGCACAACAACAAAAAATTACTATTGAACGACAGGTCGGCGATAACATTAACAAACAAATAATGTGTATTGCAAAAAACATATATTATGAAGCTGCATCAGAATCACATGAAGGTAAATTGGCTGTTGCACAAGTAACAATCAATCGAGCAAACAGCAAAAAATATCCGTCAGATTTTTGCGGTGTTGTATATCAGAGGACAGCTTCAACCTGTCAATTTTCATGGACATGCGAAAAGGTTAATCCCATCAAAGATGCTTATGCTTGGGAAGAATCACTCTATATTGCCAAACGAGCACTTACCGAAAATATATTGCACCGAGAGCTTGCCAAAAGTCAAGCAATGTTCTACCATGCAACCTATGTTAATCCTGGTTGGTCTCTTAAAGTAGTTAAGAGAATTGGTAACCATATATTTTATAAGAAAGCTTAATTGTGCCTACGAAAACTGAAATTAATGAATTTAGTGAGATGATTGCTCTACTCACTAAAGAGAATAAGATTACACACTTGGATGCAATATTACACCACTGTGAACAAACAGGCATGGAGGTTGATGTTGCATCATCTTTGATATCTATAGCACTCAAAACTAAAATCAAAGAAGAAGCACAAGAAAACAATATGTTGAAAAAGACTTCTAAATTACCAATATGATTGAACTGATTCAAGTTACCACACAAGAACAAAAAAATGCAGTTAAACAAATAATTGAAACCCACCATTCATATGTGGCGTCAAATGCTTCAGTAGGTCGTAGAATTGATTGGTTGATTTATGTTGATGATGGTATGATGGGTGAATGTATTGGTATGATTGGTATTGGTTCTTCAGTATACCCACCACCGAAAGATATATTAAAATATCTTGGTGTATCTAAACAAGAATACAAATTACAATTCAACAATATCGGAAACAACTGGAGATTTTGTTTTTCTAAATTTATCAAGAATGCTGGCACACAAGTATTAAAGCAATTGAGACAGAAAGCACCAGCCGCATGGAAACAAAAATATGGTGATGAGTTGAATCACATTATTACTTTCGTTGGTGCTGGTAAAAATGGTGCAGTATACTTGGCTGATAATTGGAAAAAGATTGGCGAAACATCAGGATTACCTGCACACAAATCAAGTAGTATGAAGTGGAATAATAACGCAGAATTAAAAGAATTGTTTGTTAAACCTACAGGTGAGAATAAGAAAATTATTTTCATCAAATCTGTTTGAGTATATTATGGCAAGTAAAGAATATTATGAAGGTCGTGACATGGAAAAAAATTCTGTGTTACATTCATATTTGAAAAAAACGCATGGTTATGATTCTGTGAAGTCTGATGGAAAAAACTCGACTAAGGGTGATATTATTGCAGAAAAGAATGGCGAAAAAATTTCACATTCATTAAAATGTGTTTCAGGTAAAAACACACAGGTTCATTTAACAACTATTAAAAAATTATCTTCTGATTTAAATATACCAAATGATGTGAACTCATCTTTGGTTGTTTGGTTGGGGAGTAATGATGATGTTGAATTTAATTCTTGGTCAAAAGATATTGTATTAACAAATTATGAAAAAGATCACAATCGTTTGTCTAGTCATAATATACAAAATTGGAATCAAGTTGAGAATTGGTTTAATGAAAACAATAAAAATTATAGTTTACCAAAACTATTAATTGAATCTCTAAAGAGAGATAGTGTATCTAAAATTTTACTTTGGTATAATAAAAAAAGTAAAGTGCTCCAATCGCTCGATATACCTAAATTAATTGATTTCATTGGTTCTCATTGTAAGTGGATCACCATGCCTACGGGAACAATTTTAAAGTGTATCACACCAGATAATAAGCCAATATTATGGTTGCAGATGAAAGGCAATCGAACAGATGATGGTTATAATCATTGTCCACAATTTCATATAGTAGCAAACTGGCCGGAAAATGTTGTGTTAGCCAGGAAGGTAGTTGATTTTTTATGACAGAAAATACAGGTTTTGCGGCCTATTCCTTGTGGAATGCTTTGAAATTACATTTTACTTCCGATTCTTATGATTATTTTAAGTATAACGGAAAAACAAATGTATCTAAGCAGACATTTACCACTAACAAATCAAAATACCAATTCTATAAACTATCTCGCAAATATGATTTGGAAGAATTGAAGAATTTTTATGTTGCCAACTTTATACAAGGTAAAGGTGATTGGGTAGGTGACTTACTACAAGATGGTGATGAAAACTATACCAAGTGGCAAAAAAGAAACCAGAGCTTGACTTATCTCTTCGAACAAGATATAATAAGACTGTTGGTTGAAGTTCAGTCACCAAATAAACTTCTGACAGTAGAGAACGGTCAATACCCAATGCTACTAAAAGAAATGACACACAACGACACCAACATAGAAACGGTGTGCATACTAAATGACATTATGAATTTTCTGCCAATGTGGAACAAAAAAATATCGGATGATGTTGTTTGGCCTTCATTAAAGAGAAGAATTGAAAAGTATACACCGTTTCTAACTTATGATAAAGAGAAGTTTAAATTGATCCTGAAAGAAAGTTTGAAAGAACATGCCGAAAATTAATTGCATCTATTTGGATATGGACGGTGTTGTCGCCGATTTCGAAAAACGGTATGAGGAATTATTTGCAATAAGTCCGGAAAAAACTAGAGATCGTGGAGAATTTGATACTTACTTTGATAAATTCATTGCAGAGGGTAACTTTGAAACACTAGAGTTAATGCCTGATGCAATGGAGTTGGTTCAAGCATTGCGTAATGCACTACCACCAACACAGATTTTATCGTCCACGGCCAGTGAGGGCAGACACGATGCAATCTCAAAACAGAAAATGCTTTGGTTAGAAAAACATGGTATAGATTTTCAAAAAAACTTTGTACCAGGTAAAAGACTGAAAAAAAAATACGCTCGAACAGATACGTTAATCATTGATGATACCGAAAGTGTTATCAGAGATTGGCGCGCTGCAGGTGGTACGGCAATCTTACATAAGAATGTTGCAGACACCTTGGTACAGTTAAAGTTTATACTTGACAGTGCCTAAATATTATTATATAATGCATCATGTGGATAATCCGTTTAATACAAATATACTCCGTTAATACTAGAAAGGTAAATTATGGTAGATTTCTCTAATCTTAAAAGAAGTTCAGGCAATCTGGACAAATTGAAGGCGAAAGTCTCTGAACTCAATGCATCCACCGAGGGTTCATCTGATAAAGATCGATTCTGGCGTCCAGAAGTTGACAAAGCCGGCAACGGCATGGCAACAATTCGATTCCTCCCGGCATCTGCACAAGATGGTGATGATGGATTGCCTTGGGTAAAAATCTTCTCACATGGTTTTCAAGGACCAGGCGGTTGGCTTATTGACAACTGTTTGACAACCAAGAACCAGCAATGTCCAGTATGTGAACACAACAACAAATTGTGGAACTCTGGCATCGAAGCCAACAAAGAAATTGTTCGCAAACAAAAGCGTAAGCTTAATTATATTGCAAACATCTACATCGTTAGTGATCCGAAACATCCAGAAAATGAAGGTCAAGTTAAACTCTTCAAGTTTGGTAAGAAGATTTTCGACAAAATCACTGAAGCGATGAATCCGGCTTTTGAAGATGAAACACCAATCAATCCGTTTGACTTCTGGAAAGGTGCAAACTTTAAACTGAAGATCACGAAGGTTGCTGGTTATCAAAACTACGACAAGTCTGAATTTACTTCAGCTGCGCCGTTGTCTGAGAATGATGAAGAACTTGAAAAAATCTGGAAAGCTGAATCAGCTCTGTCTGAGTTGGTTGCTGACAAAGAATTCAAGTCTTATGATTTCTTAAAGACTCGGTTGGAAAAAGTTCTTGGTTTGAATGATGATGGTGATGCTCCACGAGCACGTACCACTGTTGAACAAGCAAAAGCTGCACCTAAGAAGCCTGTTTCATTTGATGCGCCATCGGAAGATGATGATGATGATATGGCATACTTCAGTAAGTTGGCTGAAGAAGACTAAAACTATCCCACTGGAAAGTTAGAACCCCGCCTTGTGCGGGGTTTTTTGTTTATACTACTCTAGTAGATTTCATTATGAGGTCCATGAAGGTTTCCTCATCGTTCCTAACAGATATTTCACTAGGTCTTAGTCCCACTCTCTGTTGATTCTGAGACACATTGGTTACCGTTTTATTGACAACATCATTTAAACTATTATCAGTAGCCGCACTTTGCATGTTCAAGTCAATATTATTGTTTGTGAGATTGCTGACTGGTGAAGCAGGTGGTACAGGTGTTGCCATTGGTGCAGGTGTTGAACTGGGGCTGTTAAATCCTCGGCCTTGTCTAACATCATTAGGTGTGCCAAATGTTGTGGTTGCTTCTGGATTGACCGCAGGTGCTGGCATTGGTGTGGCTGTCTGTGGCACACTCAATCCTTGCATTGGTACCTGATACATTGCAGCTCTGTTAGGGTTTTCTTGCAACCACTGTTTTAAACCGGTTCTATCTTTACCTAACTCGCGTACTAATTCATCATCTGTTTGGTTAGAATTAACAAATTCCTCAACAGTTTGCCTATTCACTTGTTTCATTGATTTGGCTCTAAGTTGTTCTGTAGCCTGACCCTCTGTAAGATTGCCGCCTTCTTTTTTGCTTCTAACACTTAGAGCATAAGCGTTATTATCATATTCTTTCGAGTATGGGTTCTCATCTATTTTACGTTTTTCTATTGCCGATAACGCAAACGGAGTAGCTATAACTGATGCAACACCGGCTGCAAGTCCTAAAGGACTCAAAGCTGCACCAAGAGCCCACTTCATAGCTGGCGCGGCCACTTGTGCAGCTGTTCGAGCAATTGATTTAGCTAAATCTACGGCAAGCCCAGCAACCTTTGCACCCAATTGAGCCAATAAAACTCCAAAATTTGATAACATATCAAACAAATTATCGAACATAGATTTTGATCCTTCAGGTTCTGCTGTGGCGTTAGGATTAATCCGTTTCATTAGTTCTTTGAGTGTTGTCATCAACTCATCATGCCGGCGTTTTTTCTCCATCGACAACTCTTCTGCAAAATTCTCCGACTTTTGTTTTAAGATTTTTTGATTTTCATATGAACTTTTTAGAAAACCATAAATTTTAGCCAACTGTTCGTTAATACCAGATCCACCTTCACCTTCACCACCCATCTTATTCAATTTTTCAGACTTACCACCAAAACGAATATGTCGTAATCTGCCGGTGAAGTAGTCAATATCTTCCTGCTTTCGACCCATCATCTTACCCAAAAGTGCCGGACCTAATTTAGAACCAAATGTCATAAACTTAGCAATAGCCAGAGGATCAAATTTCTCTTTGATACCTTTTATTTTGGCCTGTGTCTTCATTGATATTGTTTTGCCAATAGAACCGACCACACCTTTGCTGGCCAATTGGTCGACAAAAAGGTCCTTGAAACTTGTGCCGCGAACTCTTTTAGCTTGTTGATAATTCAGTTTATTGTCTGCCATCTTTTACTTTCTTTTGTGTGCTGGTCTATCATCAACTTTTGCTGGTGTGGATGATTCACTTGTATTCGACACATTTGTTGTATTTTGTTGAACATTCACGGGTGCTGGTTTGTCTTGTACCTTCATATCTTTGTTTTTTACAGAGGAATTATCAATCGTAACTCCTGTATTATTCGCTGGTACTGATTGTGTAGTACTAGATTTATTTAATTTTTTGGCTCGGTCAGTATCTAATGCCTGACCCACAGCTTCAGGTGGATTATGTGCTGCATTAAATCCACCTGGTGTTTTGTAAAAAGTTTCTCCTTTTTTTAAATCAACGTGAGGTAACGTATTTTTAAATAAACTTTTTGCTTTTATATCATAAGGAACACCAACAGATGCAAATTCCATTGCAAGTGCTAGTATAGCAGCATCTCTTGTTGTTCCTTCTTTTCCATTAATATAATCATCAACCGCAGCTCTACCTCCGCTACCTTTAGTTGTTAAACCTTTAGCAAACAACATGTCTTGTGTTTCTGGAGTCAAATATGTTTTATTCGGATCAAGGTTTAATTTTTCAGCCATGACCTTCATTGTACCAGGAATAAGTTGATAT